GATACAGATATTTTATTATCAACTGCAAATCGTTTTAACTCACTCATAAATCTACTAATGTACAAATCCTCTCGTTCTCCTCTACCCATTTTATGTTGTACTGTATTGTACGGGTCAATGATTAAAGAACGAATACCTTTTGTCTTAACAAGAAACTTTGCACGTTCAAATATGCTGTCCAAGTTAAAATTCTTTTTAGGATATATTAAGAAGAAATGTCTCTTAACAAATTTAATTGCTTCAAGATATTCATCTTTTGTCATCTGATTATTTTTGTAGTATGGGTCAGAACTTTTACCAATATACATCTCAACCAAGTCATTGAAAAAGTCTTTCATCGGCATATTTTCAGGACTAAATACGCCAAACTTCCAGCCATCATGATATGCTTTAATAGTAGAAAGCTGATTCAAGAATAATGATTTACCTTCATTTTGATACCCTGTCCAGATATTAACTTCTCCACTACGCCAAGTCCAAGCATTATCTACCTGTGGAATGTAAGTTGTAGTACCTCTTTCTTGACCATTCTCAAAACCATCAAGCATTGATTCAATTACATCATCAACTTCAAATACACCCTCTACTTTAGGCGTTAAAGCGTTTTTAAGGCGGTTTCGGAGACTTTCTGTGCCTTCGGCTACCAAGACCTCATTTGCATCCTTAAAAGGTCTTAAATCGACTATTCTGCACTTTTCAGCACCAAAACGTCTAATGAGTTCTTGTTGCAAGTTGCGACCATTATCGTCATTATCTGTTGCAATATAAATAGCTGACGCCTCATCGAAAATATCATAGCAAGTAGTAAGACACTCAAGTTTCTTGTCAATAGATTTATCTCCTACGTTTGGCGCACCCATATTAACAGAAGTGTGCCATTTAACACCTGCTACCTCCCAACTTAATGAATCAATCTCTCCTTCACATATTACAATCTTCTCTTTACCTTTTACACCATCGTAATTGTATATGATTGGCTTGGCGTCTTTAGCTTGTGCAAAGAATTTACCATCGACACCACGCCTCTTATAGTTAATAAATTCGCCATTCTTAATATAAGGAAAATATACATCTCTGTCATTATTTGACGATAATATTTTGTTTCTACCTATAACATCATCAGTTATGCCTCTATCATTAAGAAACTTACGACCCTTTTTGGTCAAGTCTTTCATATTACTCTTATTGGGTCTTGTGTATTCTCTCATTCTCTCAAACTTCTTTACTGTTCCTTTCCAACTACACTTGTGGCAATTATAAATGCCTCTTTCGGTGTTTATTGACAAACAAGTGTCTTTCCAATGCTCTTTACCTAACTTCTTGCAATTAGGACACCGCACCTTTTGTTCACCACTAATATTCTTAACTTCAACGCCAATGTTAATAAATTCCTGTAAATACATTTTGTTGTTTCATTTTTATTTTGTTTTTTTTACAATTATATAACATGTTACGTATTATAACATGTATCGTATATAACATGAGTATTAATGATTTATAAGATGATACATATTAAGGTAATAAATATTATGAATCATATCGTAACATGTTACGAAAGGAATTGAGGATTGATGTAAATTCTACGTTGTTTACCATCAAAACCTAAACTCTTTGTCTCACGTCTAATACAGGCGTTCTGCTCAAGTCTATTTAAAATTCTATATAAAGTCCTGTCCTTTAGCGTTAAAGTCTCGCAAATGTGCTTATTTGAAGCGAAACAGTACCCTTTGTCTTTAGACAATGACTTGATATAAGAAAATACAGCTTTTTCTGTAAATGAAAGTTTACCTAAACCTTGCATATCTACTTTTATATAATTAGTTTTCATAGCAAAAAAAAAAGGGGTCTTTCGACCCCTCTCATATTTAGAAAGCAAAGTCATCGTCTGCGACTTTAACTGGCTCTGCCTTTGATTGGTTATTGTTGTTCGAGGTTGGTTGCCACTCATCAATGTAAACACTATGAGTTTTACCGTACTGGTCTGCTTCACGCTTCTTTGAAACGCCTAAACGTAAATAACGCTCTCCGTTATACTCACTCCAAAATTCTTTAACTTTGGATTCTGCGATAGAGATATTTACAATCTCCATTCCGTTGGGTGCTTGTCTACCCGTTCCTACATACTTCTTATCTGACATAATTTACTTATTTAATAATTGTTCTACTTTTTTACTTACTTTATATTTCTTGCGAATATCCGCTATGGTAACTCCCTTCTTAAACGCTTTCTTGGCGTTTTCAAACTTTACACCATTATCAGGAAGCCAATCTTTATTGTCATCCTCTTTAGGTTCAATGTTCTTCTTGGTGTTATCAAGAGTGTCATTGTCCTTTGTATCATCTATTAGAAATAAACCATTCAAGGCGTATTTACGTGCATAAGATGATGAAGTTCCAAATGATTGCGCTATATCCATACCCTTTTTATTAGGTTCGATACCAGCTTGTGCTTTCACTTCTACTACACCATCCATATTCTTAAATTGAGCAGTTGCTTCAACATAAGATATTCCATTGTCCATCTCTACCACTTTATCCGATAAATTAAGAACAACATTGTGTTCTACAAGTAGAGGTTTTAATCCCTCTAATATATCCTCACAACTTCTGTATTTGTATTTACCAAAACCATTAAATTGATTTTTAGGTGCTTTCAGTCTCCCCTGAATGTCAACCAGTTTTTCATAAATATTCATAGGGCAAATATATAAATTCCAACTGACACTACAAAATAATATCGAAATTATTGAAGTTTTCTTTGTATTCGCCACTTAAATTTAAGCTGTATGTTCTTTGACCTATGTTTTTTAAAACAAAGAAGCCATCAAGTTTTTCATGCCATACAGCAAAGTAGTCAACATCCTCATGTCTATAATGACTTGCATTAGATGGCTTTAGAAGCAACCTTCTGTGTTCAGATATATATTTAATTTGAATCTTAAATACACCTCCATCCTTCTCTAATATACAATCATAAGGGGAAGAATCTAAAAGTGGCATAGACACGTTAAATCCATTTTCAATAGCTATTGTAGCGAACTTGTATTCTGCAAAGCAGCCTTTTTGATTTGCGTTCATTCAACTAATATACAAAAAAGTGGCAACCTAAAAAGATTACCACTTCATGAAACAAAATAAAACAAATGAAAAACAGGGATAATCCTGACACGAAACAAATATACCCTATTAAATTCATAAAAGGGTATTGAATTTATAGAAGTTATTAACGACCTTGCCCTCTATATTTTTTCTTATAACCTTTTTGACCTACTGAAGCATTTTTTGAATGTACGTTTGGTCGCTTGGTTTTAGCGTTTGGCATAAAGTTACTTATTATCTTCTTTGCCATTCTTTTTGCTTTTTTCCCAAGTTCTTCCAACAAAATACGCACCATAGACCGTAATGAGTAATGTTTGAAAAATAGGGATATATTCTTTCTGTATTCTGAACTCTCCAATGTTTCCATCGGTAAATGCCAGTGAGGTAAACATAACTGTAAGAAAGACCAAAGTAAGCGGTCTAATATTCTTTGACAACCAGCTATCACTCTGCATATCAAACTTCCAGCGTTCTGTAACTTGTTGTTGCGCATCTTTATCAGCTTCTTCTAATAGTTCTTGTATCTTTTGCTTGGCTTGTAGGCGTTCTTCTTCAGTAGTTGTTAGTTTATCTATAACACCACCTATATCTTTTATTAAACCGCCTGTAATTAGTTTTAGTAGCTTTTTCATTAGTAAGTCCAAATTACGTTTTTATCTTTGTCTGGGTCAATATCTATGTGTATAAAATTATCAGCAATACCAATTCGATTTATACCAACTTCAAACAAGGCGTTTAACAACTTAAAACGCATCCTTGAGTGGCGTACAGCTATATCTACTGCTAACCCGTTTAGATGGCTACTTTGCTCTTTACCACCAACAGCTTCATTATGAGCAGATGTCCTGAAACCAGAAGTGATAATTATAGATTCCCCTACAATCCCTCTTACTTCATCTAACATCTCAAGCAATGTCTTATCCATTAATTGACCGCTACCTTGTACGTCAGGACTATCAAACTCGCTGTAATTAAAGTACCTCACTTTTTCTTTTTAATTTCATACCACTTCTGAATTGTATATCCAATCGAAACCACAAGCAGTAATATTTTAAGACCATCCTCTACAATGTTAAAAGTGCTTACGGTCATTGCCGATATGTTAAGTATATATACCCTCAAAGTAGTTAAGTCCATAATTAACTTTTAAAAGACCACCCTGCAAAAGTGTGGACACCGTTACCTTCTACGTCTATTTCTTTAGAAATCCACCCGTATGGATAGTCAATTTCCTCGTTGCCTTCTTCATCAGTTTCAGTAATCTCTGATGCTTTCCATAGAACATCAACAGAGTACATATCTGCAAGTACAGGCGCAGTAAGTTCGTTACCTTCCTCATCGTATGTACCCTCTACTTGTACTACGTTGCCTAACTTAACAACAGTGTGGCTGTGTGATGGGTGTTCGTTCCCGTCCTCGTCTTCTTGGTGTGGTAGAGCAGCTATTCTTGTTTCTGCTAACTCTTGAGTTTCAAACTCGTACTTCTTAAATATATATTTCATTGTATTAAATTAACTTGTTAATGCTGTTAGTTCTGTTGGTGTTAATGCGGTGTTGTAAATTTTACAATCCTTTATCTTTCCGTAAAAAATGTTATTTGATAAATTGTGGTTACCAAAGCTAATTTTACTTAAATTATCTCCTAAAACATTGTTAATTGTACGAGAATTTACTTGCGTACCGTTTACATATGTGTAACCGTTTGACCCATCAAAAGAGGCTGCAAACTTATTATTTTGAGTAATATCTAAACCTGAAGTTGAACCACTAAAATTTGTTGTGCCGAGAGATGAAATTGTAAACGCATTAAGTTGATTACCAGTATTAAATTTCATTACAAACCTATCTGCACCACTCCCATTGTTTATAGTTATTTCTTTGTTTATGCCGTCACTTCCAAGTGCTTCTACTTCAAAATAAAAAGCCATTCCTTGCCTATTAAACAAACTTGTAAGCATATTATCTTGCACTAAAGTTTCCCCATTTCTTGTTACTGCACTTCCTTGTGTTGGTATTGGGGTTGTAGCGTAGCTTCCCTGCTCAAGCTGTAAACCCCATACAAGTATTTCTGCTGCATCTTCGCATTTTATTTGAACCCTACCTGAAGTTGTAGAAGATGTTACCGTAAAAGACAATCTCTGCCATTCACTTGTAAGTGTAGAATTGAATGTTGAACCTGTAATTCCACCACCATTTAACCCATCTAATCCCTTAAAGGCATTATCGAGGTCGCTTAATGTACCACTTTTTAACTTGAAGTACCCTGAAACTGTATATGATTGACCCGAAAAAATTGTTATACCCGCCTGTTGTATAAGTTCATTTGCACTTCCTGTCGTAGTGATTAAAGTGGCATTGGTACTACCATCAGGCGAAACACTGTCATTTGCAGTAATAGAAGCACCACTAAAAGCACTAAAACTTGCACCTGTATAATCTGTTATATCGTTTTTTCTACTCGGTTCAAGCAGCAAATGACCTTTAGTGTTGTTTAGAAAGTCAATTCTTGGTTCGTCAATGCCTACTGTTTCTATTAAACCTTGCTTATTTACCCTTGTTGCGCTTGACGCTCTGTCAAAGTCAAAAGGTAAGGGTTTGTAGTTGTCGTTTTCGGCATTATACGCAAGTAGCTTATCTATCTTTTGCGCCCAACTGCCATTTCCTAAATTAAATGTATTTGCCATTATTCTATTATATATAATTGTTGTGTAGCCATTTCGTTAAAACTCCTATAACTCGTTAGTGTTTCTAATTCGTCTTGTGTTAATGCCTCTTTGAAAAACATTGTTTGGTATACTTTAGCTTGAGACTTTAAACCGTTTCCTTGGTCAGCATACCTTATACTTTCCATTTGTGTGGTAAAATTAACTGTTCCACCTGTGTCTATATCGTCTGCAAGAAACCCATCTTTAAACAACACAAAGTTGTCAGTTTCGTAGCTTCCTGCAATTTTCAACCTTATGTTTTTTGGTGTAGGTGTATTGCAAAAACCAACACCCACAGTTGGATTACCTGAAAACACTTGAAATTTTGCTTCACCACTTCTAAAGTTTATAAACACCCTATTATCAAGTGCATTTTGGTCAGATATTGAAAACTGAAAATAATCAGTTAAAGTAGTATCGTATGGTATTTCTAAATCTATAAACAACGTACCTTCGTTTTGACTGCCTATTATGCCTTCTGCACCACTTGCAATTTGAGCATTATCTACTGAACGAGTTACACCATTAGTTTCGCCTTGTGTTTTAATGTACGATGTTTGGTAGCTTCCCACTTCCCACTGAATACCCCAAAACAACATACCACTTGAACCATCGCCTGTAACATTTGTAGAATCGCCTAACTCTACTTTAATCTGACCTGCAGAAGTTGGTGCTGTTTGATACGAAGCTATACATCTATACCAACCATTACCATAGTTAATCATAGAAGCTGTTACGCCACTATCAGCAGAAATTACGTTTCCGTTTTTAACATCAAAAAAAACAAAATGATTTGAGCCATCATAAATAACAAAGTGAAATTGCTTAAATAGGTCATCTGTAAATTTAGCGAAAATACTAAATGTGTTATCAGTTGCAGAATAAGTTAATCCTGTTCGTCCAAAAAAGTGAAAGCCTGTTGAATTACCACTTACTATTTTATCAGCCGTAACAGAACCATCAGGCGAAACACTATCGTTTGCTGTAACAGATATCAAAGTTTTATTCCAATATGATTGAGAAAAATCCTCGCTATATTCAATTAAATTAGTCCTCTGTGGCTCTAACAACAGCGTAGGATCGTCTTGTACTACTCCGTTTATAAAGTTATAGTTAAGTCTTGGCACGTTAGCAGGTATGGTTTCTATAAGACCATCTTTGTTTACTCGTGTACCATTAGTAGCACCTGAATACGCAAAGTCCCCTGCGCTTGTATTAGGCACAACAGAAAATAGTGTATTTATTCCTACTCCACTTGGTATTTGCGCTAAAGATGCTTTGTCGTATATCATTCTAAAGTGTATTCTAAATCAGTAGCCATTTGTGTAAAGCTGACCCAACTTGTTAAACTTTCCAACTCTGCATCTGTTAATGCTTCTTTAAATACTGCAAGTTCTTTTGCTTTACCAAAAAACAGATTACCTGCTACAAATGAAAGACTAAGTTCATCTAAACCATTGATAGTTCCACCGCTTGTGTCTTCACTTTGTAAAAAACCATCTGCATATAATTCAAAATTATTTGCTTTATATTTAAAAGCTACTTTACTAAATAGAGTTGTGTCTGTTATGTAGTTTAAAGTACATTGATAAACTCCACCCAGCCTAACCTGCGCAGTTATTGTATTTGAAACACTTGAATACCTTAATAATACAGAATTATTAAAATCTCCTCCATCGCTAATACCAAAAATTCTATTTGTATTATCATTCGCAAGTGCTGCAATCTCGGCGTACAAAACCCCTTCGCTATCGTTAAACAGGTCAGCATTACCGCTATTGTTTGCTGTTTCAGCCGAGCGTGTTACGGTTGAACCCTCTGTTTTAATGTATGAAGTGGCAAAGGAATTTTGTTCTAATTGCGCACCCCATAAAAATAATCCCGAAGTTCCATCTCCGTCAAAGTTAAATGTATCAGAACCTATATTATCTGCACTAAAACTGAAAATTAATTGACCTGCTGTATTAGAACCACTTGGGTCGAATGTAGCACTACACCTATACCAACCATTACCGTAGTTTTCTATTTTAGGACTATTAGCAACTAATTGAGTTGTTTGTTTTGTGTCAGACACAACACCGTCTTGTAAATCAAAAATAGCCATATCAGAAGGCGAGTTTCTCATTCTTAAAAATAAATACCTTAACTCACCTTTTTTAGCAAATACAGAAATTGTGTGTAATCCGCTTAATCCACTCAAGTTCCTTTGAATACTTCTGTTTCCACCTGTTCCGCTATCAGGAATATATTTTATAGCACCGCTTTCGCCTTTTGGGTTTGTGATACTTACAGATGAAGTAGTAGCATTTGTTTGTACATTAAAATAAGTTAATGCATCACTATAAGTAACTAAATTCGTTGACTGTGGCTCTAATAACCAACTACCAAATCCACTTGTGTAATCTATTCTTGGGATGTCTGTATCGTCTGTTATTAATTTAAAAGATACATCGTCTATTGAACCTATAAAACTATTGCCTCTAAATTTTAATGAATTAGTTGAACCTACTACATAATCAAAAGTATAAGTGCCATTTCCACTTACAGCATCTGCACTTCCATCAAAAGGTTGTCTTATAAATACCGAACCACTTACGTAATCTTTAATAGTAAATGTAAATCTATATAAACTTCCGTCAACAAAGTCATAGTCTTGTTCAAGAACATTAGAAACCATTGTACCATCTCCAATAGCTTTACCATCGCCCATTGACCACCCATCTCCAAAAACCCAATTCTGTCCTACCTCTTTTACTGATACGTTGTCTATTGATAGAGTTGTAGTTCCTATACACTGGAAGAATAAATCATCAGATATAGCTACACCATATTCAGTATATGTTCCGTTTGAAGTTATAGTATTCGAAGAATTAAAAGGGTATCTAATTTTTACCAGACCTAAAGAAAAATCACTAACAGTAAAAGTTATTTTATATGTTTTTCCAACAGTCAAGAAATTAGATTGAAGAAATCCGTTACCCGTTGGAGAATTAGTGTATTTTGCTTTTCCGTTTTCTATGGTGCAATTTGCACCCTTTAACCAATTACTATCTGTATCAAAGTTTCCGTTGGTAATAAGTTCACTACCTATTTCTTCGAAGTCCCCATTCTGTACAAGTTCTCCACTTAATATCTGTACATCTTCTATAAGTCCTTTCTCGTTTACTCTTGTAGCACTTGAACCTCTTGTAAAGTCAAAGTCGGCTTCCGTTACTTCTTTTACGCTTACGTTGTCTATTTTACCAGTAAAACCTCCAGCAGAAGCTAAACCTTTAAATCTATAAATTGTATGGTTAAATAAAGATTTTATATATTCGGTATATGTACCGTTTGAATTTCTAAACGTACCAATAGTACTTCCACCTCCACCACTAAATTGAAACCTTACATTACCATTTTCATAATCACTTATTGTATAAACTACTTTATATATTTTGTTTAAAGTAGTAGTTTGATTTTGATTTAAAAGCGTATTATTTGCTAAAACAGCAACAGCTTTACCACCACTAATACTCCACCCTGTTCCTTTTGTCCAATCACTATCTGTGTCAAACGTACCATTAGTAACAAGTTCACTACCAATACCATAAGTAGGTATAACAGTATTTATAGAGCCATTATCGTAAGCAGTAGGAGTTAAAACAATACTTGCCTTGTTAGATATATCTCTTAATATCTCGTCTGTGCCATCAGAGTTTTCGTAATTATCAGAACGCTTATACAGTTCGTTTGTTGCATCAGCATCAAAATAAATGTCACCCCAACCTAAAGGTTTAGGTTTTCCCCACTCGCTTCTGTGATATATTTCGTTTGGCATCTTGCTCTTTATTTAAGTAACACTTTAATTTTATTTCGTTATCCTTCTTTGGTTTATATTTACTTACAGCATCCATCCGTTAAATAAAGCGTTTTTATCAGGATATATCTCCTCGTTATTATTGCTATAATACTCTGGGAATTTACTTGGCGCATTAAAACTCATGTAGTCAATAAATCTTTGTGTATAATACTCGGCATAATCCCTCTCCTTTGCTGTAAGAGAGTCAATCTCCTCTTTTACCGCAAGACTACTATTTTCAGAGTTATGCTTGTAAACGCCACCATTTGCAATAGTATAAGCTGCAAAAGGCAGATACTCAACCATAGCGTAATGAATTAGCATTGGTTGCACATAATCGTTTACTAACTCCAAATAATCGCCTGTTAAAGTGTTAGCAATTATGTCTGCGCTAATCTTGTCGTACAAGTCGCTTCCTAAATAGTTCTGAATGTGAATCTCTTGTGCAATCTTAACAAACTGTATAAATTTATCTGTATCAACACTACCGTTTAAAGCAGTATTTTTTACAAGGTCATCTCTTTTTATAAATATAGCTGTTGGCATTATTCTACGTTTTCAATTTGTTCTTCTACCTTTTCCTTAACTTCCTCCTCTATATCCTTTTTAATGCCTGTTTCCTTCTCTATCTCTGCTTCGCTAATAGCGTTAGTCAAGTCAGTAAATTCAAGCGGTTGTAGCGTCTTAAAATAGATGTCTAATTCGATTCCGTTATATTCAAGTATCTTTTCAAACTCATCAAGAATAGTTACCTGCATTGGTCTGATTACGGTGTTGTCCATAAGTACAGAAGCGGTCTGTAATTCTTCGGCGTTATTACCTAAACCAGATGTGTCTTTAATGCCGACAAGCATAGGCGATACGATACGGTGTGATACCATTACCTTACGCATACTCTCGTCAGACAAGAACTGATACTGTTGGTGTGCATCCGATAGCTGTACAGGTTCAATAGTTGCTGCAAGTTCTTTACTATCGTTGAACGCCAAGATAAACCTTCCTGCGTTAGAACTACCACTAAACTTATTGATAATGCTTCTTTCAATAGCATCCCTTTGTTCTGCATCAGGCGTACCGTTATTGAAGTTAATAAGCATTGATGGACTTAATCCATTCTGAATATTATTGATGTGATAGTTTGCAATTTCTTCTTCAAGTTCTGCATACTGTAATCCACCTTGATAATCAACAGGACTGTAATACTTAAATCCTGCACGATATGGTTTAATGTAAAGTATCTCAATAGGAGAGTTAGAGAAACCAAAAGCAGGTATTCTCTTTAAACTGTCATTCGGTTTTGCTTCAGACCAATTAGAATGATAGTAATATGCCTCTATTTCGCCTTTAGAGTTGCATTTCTCGGCTCTTAACGTCTCAACTGGTATATGCTCTACTTGAGCGATTTTACTGCGGTCTTTGGTGTAAATTACCTGCATTGCAGCTTGACCCATCATTTTAAAGTCGTGGCACACTCTTTTAACTACATTCTTCTTCAGGAGTTCTTTCATCTCCTTATAGTCGGCTTCATTCTCTTTGCTATCAGTAGCATCAAGACCTCTACCGTATATCATTTCAGATATACCATTTATTGCAGCATTGTTTGTAGGACTTCCGTTGTATCTATCTATAAGATAATTGAAGTAATCATTGTCCTCGCCATAGGCAACGAAATCATCATTATAGTACTCTTTAATCTCTGGTCTTGAATAAGAACCAAGTTGTACTATATGTATTTTCCCGTCCTCTTTCTTTTCCATAGTGGGTCTTTTCTTTGCGTAATGTCTTACCTTTTTAGCCATTATATAATTATAAACTCGTTATCGTAAGAAGTTTCTTCTGTGTAATCATCCTTACCAGTCTCATATTTATTATAGTCTGTCTGGTCTGTACAGAAAGCCATTCCTTTGTACTCTACATCACTTCCATCTTTTACTGTGATAGAGTAGAACCTGCCTTCTTTTAGTTGGTTAGCACCGCTTAATGTTATAGTTATTGTAGATATGCCATCAGTACTTGTAATGTTATCAGCAGTTACAGTTGAGGTTTCTCTTTCTGATTTATCGTAAATAAGTACATCAACAGAGGCAGGAGATGAACGTAGTATCGCCTTTATTGTTTGTGGTGTTGTTGATGTTGTCAGTATATGCATACTAAAGTAACAATGAAACTTTTATTTGTTTCAAATATACAAAAAAGGGGTCGCATAAGCAACCCCCTATTAAATTTACAACCCTATTGAATTTATTAGGTTGGCATATTATTAGTCGATACTGAAGTAGCAGTACCACCAATCCCTACAAATGGGTCAGCATCTGTTGGAGGTGTAGTTGTTACAAACTCATTAGGATAAAACCTTTCCATAGCTTGTAGCGTAAGAGTATATCCCTGTAAGTCTCCAAGCGCAGTCCCAGTTACAGCAGTACCACCAGTTACTTCGCATCCATTTTCAACACCTACCCAGAAAAATTTATCATCTCTTGTTTGGATAAGAACGTGAGGTCTTCCATAAGCCATTAACTTTAACTCTTTGTTATCCTCTTTAGTTAACTTTCTTAAATTAGCAGTAATGTTTTGCTCAAAGAATGTTGTTCCGTTTTCTCTTGAAGAAGTAAGTGTAGTCTCCATTGAAGCATCTCCTTTTACCTCATACTTTGCATATTGGAAACTTCCAGTAATATCAGTAATCTCATCGCTTCCATTTTCATTTATTGCGAATGTTGGGTCTCCAAAATCAACTAAATACAAATTCTTAATTCCTCCAAGACTGTCTTTACAGGGCGTTAATCTACCTGCGTTTAAAGTACAACTCATATCTATTTTTTTTTAGTAAAAGGGGCAGGTTTAACTACCCCTTTAGATTAAACAATTACTATGCTAAAGTCAATAAAGACAAGTCAGAACCGATACCGTACTGTACACCTGCTGTATATCGCATGATTACACGTACATTCTGGCTACCATCAAGGTCAGCCATGTCGATTACTTTTACTTCGTTGTGGTCGCTTAATAGACCTGTACCGAAGTAGATGTTAGATGCTTCTCCTGCAACAATGTGGTCAGATGGCATACCAGGCGCATGTTGGATTTTGATACCTTCAAATGCTAAAGCATTGCCCATATTATACCATTGAGAACCTTGTGCGTTAGTACCAGCAGCACCAAGACCAGAAGCACCAAATCCACCCAATGCACGTACATACGCTTGAAGCGCAACAGTTGGAAGGTATATAGTTAAATCTTCTTTACCGTAAACAGCAGATGGAATAGAATCAACTACATTCCCAAGAAGTGTTACGATATTAGAAGAAGTGAATGAAGTTTGACTACCATTAGCAGCATCATTTACATCAGAATCAGCAGCAGCAAGTACTGTAAGACCGTCAAATTCTCCAGCGTTGGCGTTTACACCACCCCAGATGTTTTGTTCAGTCTTTTCAGCTACCTTTGCAGCAACGTGTCCTAAAATGAAGTCAGCGAAAGAAGAAGGTAACTTGTCAAATGCAGAATATCCCATTTGTACAGCTTCCCAGTCTTGTCTGAAATCTTTTTTACATAGTTCAAGGTTTACTTGAAACTCCTCTGGCTGAAGGATGCGCTCTGTAAGAGTTAGTGCATCAGCAGTAGCAGAGAAATCACAAGAAGCATTAGCGATAAAGTTAGTTGAAGCAACTTTCTTTACAACTTCTTTGAACTTTACATTAGGTTTGATAGTGATAGCACCTTCAGCTAATGTTTTTCCAGTCAAAAGAGCAGCAGAAATATATTTCCCTGCAAACTCTCCTGCGTAAGTTGAAGTAATAGTGTCAACAGAACCATTACCAGCGTATAAATTTACTTTTTGATTACTCATTTTATATTAATTTAGAAAATACTCGGTCAAGTGTATTAGCAGGGCGATTCTGACCGAATTTAACCACCTCTTTTTCTTCGTTTTTTTCTGATGGGGCGTGTGCGATTGGCTCGGCTGCTGGTTCAGCAGATAGCTTTTCTACTTGAGAAGAAAGTTCTTTCTTTTCTTCTTCGTATTTATTGTACTCAACCATCATATCTTCCTTGATAGACTTAATCATATCTTCAAGTTCTGCAATTTTAGAGTTAAAATCCTCCTCTTTTACATAACCTTCCATTAGTTCTACTTCTTCAGAATCTTCTTCTAATTCAGTAGTATCTTCTTTAGATAGTTCAACCTCTTCAGTTGAGTTATCTTCTGAAGAAACTTCTACTTCATCTTCAGTAGCTTCTTCTACTTCAGCAGAATCTTCAGATAATGCAACTTCCTCTACTTCTGGAGTTTCGGTAACTTCTTCAGCTTGAACTTCAATGTTCTCAACCTCTTTTACTTCTTCCGCAGTAATAGCAGAGAGTTTTTGCATAATATCATTTAAAATGTTTGTAGCTTTGCTCTCCATAATTTATGTTAATTAACAATTATATTTAATAAAATAACAAGTATGCTTTGTACTGTTAGATTTTCAGGCGTTTATTTTACCTATCCCTTGCGCTCTTAAAGTGCCATCGCAGCATCTTCTTGAATATGTCTTTCCGTTTTTACACAAGCATCCACGC